ATGACAACAAAGTTCCGTTTTACCCCCATCCATGAAATCATTTTTATTTCAAACTAACATTTTACCAAACCGATAAGATTGAATGTAAGTACGATATAGCGATAACCGATCCACTAAAAAAATACAAGGGGAACAAGCAATAAGTACGGTTTCAGGCTTACAAAAGAAGAAGCTATTTTAAATTAGCACATTGACTGCATGATTTTTTATATATTTCCACATCAACAATAATTCATCTTGATACATTATTTTTCTGAAGCAGCTCATATATTTGGTCAGCGTATTCTGAGACAATTTTCTCACTATCCGCAGGTGCATTTCAAAAGCATCAATAAACTCACCCTTCAACTCGTTGAAGGAAATATACTCTTTCCTGTAGAATTCGTGGATTACAATCTCCAGCAATTCATAGCAGTTCCCATAACGGGAAAGAGTGGATTTCTGATATTCCTTGCCGATTAATGCCGTCCAGTCATCCATGTACTTCTTCATCGTACCCAAAACAATACGGCGTTCCTCTTTAGAGAACAGCTTCACCAAAAGATGTTTAGGAATTACCAAAGCCTCCTGACACAAAAGTTCCTTGTGAATCTGGTATAAACGGACTGTCAGCGACTCAATATAGCAGTTCAGTTCCACCGACGCCCGGTCTTTACCTTTGCTGCATCCCTTAACATTATTCCACATCTTTAAAGGAACACTTCTTTGGATACGGGCATCTTCACTTTGCCCGTCAATTGTCACACGAAGAATAATAGGTGCTTCACCATTTTTCAACAATCTGCTCTTCAGAGCGAAGAACAAAACTTTCATTGTACCTTAGTTTCATCCTATTCTGTTTTTAGCGTTACAAACGCAATAAATATGGAGCAAGGCACTTCCTTATAAAATAAGGAAATTCAGAGAAATATCTGCATTTTAGTTGCATTTTTCAGTAGCCCTAAAAAAGCAACTGAATTTGCACCTGACATACTTCGTAGAAACGCTATATCCTGCTTCACCTCAAACAAACAAAAAAGCCCTAATTCCGTTGAGAATCAGAGCTTTTCCTAATTTTGCTTTCTTGAGAAGCGGTGCGTACGGGACTAACACATTTTACTATCATGTTGATAATCAATAAAATACTTGTTAAAAATATATTAATGGTATCATATTTATATCATCTCCGCTTATTTTCTTCTATAATTTTATGCAGTGCTTCTATCTGCATCATCGCACCTTCATAAGCTGCTTTGTAGTTGACATTCGCATCAATATCCGTCTCAATCATATTCCCTTTGCCAGTACAAAGCCACTTCACATTCAATTCCGGGAACTTATCCACAATACGAGCTATTATATCAGTTCCAATAGCCCCCTTCCCGTTCCTTATGGAATTATAAATGTATCTATTTGATAATTCACAATAAGCCTCAAACGAGTTCTCACCTTTGACAACTCCCTTATCACGTGCATACCTTGCAAATTTTCGTAATCTGTCAATAGCCCTTTCTTCCATATCAAATAATCTTTTGACTTATTATGCGTAATGCTTGCCACATCCCCCTTATTTCTCTTCTCTCGACATCTAACTGGCCATGCTTGGGGTTATCAGCCTTTAAAGTCAGCACATTATCCAAGAAAAGACTGTTTTTCAATATCCGCTTGACTGAAAGTGTTTTCCCATACACAATACTCACAACTCCTGACGCGCTTTCCCACAAACCTTCTTCTATTTTGCGAGCAAGAATTTTAGCTCCGTCCGGTATAGTTGGCTCCATGCTGTCACCACGTACTTGAAAGACCATATAAGAATCATCAAGCACTTCACCTTCTTCCGGCATGACACCATAAGAATCAATTTCATAAGCTGTGTTATATAAGCTTTCGACAAATGAAGCCGCAGCATCTATCGGAACATATTTTACTTTTACAAGAATATCTTGAAGATAAGGAGCTACTTTACTAATCGTAGAGTCTGATTGCATTCTCGCATTTTTCAGAGCATCCCTAATATCCTTCTCCGAAGGTTCTATCTGTCCTGATGGAGTCTTTGCAAACAAACCTTCTCCAGTATATAGCCATGCTCTGCTCACATCATACTTCTCACAAAAAGCATCAATTGTTTTTTTACTTGGTAACTGAATCCCTTTTTTTATACTGGTAAGAGTTGATTCACTGGATATAATATTGTCTTTCTTCAATTTATACCCACTCAAACCACAATATGAAATTGCTTGCAAAAACCTTTTTGAGAGATCACTCAATTTTTTATCGTCAACTTCTTGCATACTTCATAAATTAAGTAGTATATTTGCATCCGTAATAGTAGCAGTATTACCACATAAATTGATTAAACATCCTATTTGGAGTTTATATATAGAAATCCGTAAATAGCTGCTACCTATTTGCGGATTTTCTTTTTCTCCACATTGTGTAATCGGCGGTAGGCCGCATAGCGGAGAGACAGAGGGTTACACTCTTACAACTCAATACTGCGAAAGGCGTGCGATATTGAGAGGCAAACGAAACCGGGATGCCTGCACAGCTACAAGTAAGCGAAAAATCCGGGAAGTCGGGTAACTTGTTAATGCCCGGCCAGCTAAGAACGGCGTACTTATACGAACGAGACATTTCTTATGCTGCATATAGCAAAAACGGGAAACCGTCTAAGGGCTAACTATGCAGCAATCCAGCACCTTACCGAATGAGATCGTCTTTTACTTCTTCAATTATTACAATACTAATAGAACGACATTACTTTTTTTTCAGAAAGCTTTCTTTTTACGCAAACCTCACTTGTATAACATTTTATAAACCAACAACTTACATTAAAACATGTTTTATAACATACGAAATACTACAAATTTTAAGAAGTATTTTATTGTACTTCTGAAAATATGAAGTATATTTGCAACGTCAAACAAACAAAGAGTGTAAGTTTGAACAACAAGAAAGCTGGCGACTTCAAAAGCCACTTACTACATATCTCATTGGCAAATGTAGTTGTTAGCTTTCTTTTATGCAAATTTTTTGTGGAAAATTTAAGTATAAAATAGAAAATAATATGAAAGTAACAAAGAAAGATATTCTAAGCATTAAAGCTGGTTCTTCCAAAGTAATGCAGCTGGATTCTTACAAGGATTGCGTCAATGCAAGAAGCTACGCCTATCAATTAGCTTTTACTGATCCCCGTGAAGACGTTGAAAGATATTCAACATCCATCGACAAAGATAAAAATCAGATAACCATCGAAGCAATAAAGAAATGAACCGTTCAGATGCCAAAATGATTGCAGAAGAACTGCACAAGTTTATTCGCAATGATGTGAGAAAGGCTGTAACTGAAATGGCGACTGCTGAAACCGAAGAGTATTTGAATGCCAAACAAGCTGCTGTATTTCTCGGATGGAAGTTGCAAACCTTATACAATCGAATACATGATATTCCTCACACCAAAAATGGCAAGAGTCTCATTTTTACCAAATCAGCTTTGAGAAAATTCATGGAAAGAAAATAATCCCGGACGGATTTGGCCGTCTTTCCGGGAACTAACAAAACGTTCTTTGACATATTGTATAGTCTGAACAAATAAAGACTTAAAACAAGGTTTACTGCTTATCTAAAGGGCGAAATAGACCGACAAAGTAGCCAAAGCGGATTAGTGAAAAGAGTGTGAATACGGACTGCCAATAAGAAGATGCAGCACACGAATCACTAAGTTATCAAAAACAACTTATATTATGACAAAGTAAACGTAGGGCGTTTATAAATACATTCTTAACTGAATAGATACTTTAAATGATATATATACCCGTGCTTCGCAAGAAGCGGTCACCGCTAAAAAGCTACGGCCAACAATCCATCGGAACGCGGACGGGAACACATTTTAAATGCTAAAAGTATGAAAGGATTTACAGAAATGACCGAGCAAGAGATTCTTGCGTTAACGGAGGAAGATGTACAGAAATTGATTAAACTCCGCATGATGGAGGAAGGTATCAAAATCATGGATAAACCCAAAATTCCCGAATTATTTGAAATTGAGCCTGCTGATATTCAGTACTTCTCAATTCCGCTTTTGGATGGTTTTGCGTTTACTGACATTAATGAAGCGACTAAGGTTGCTGAAATTCTGAAAAGCGCGAAGTCATTGCGAAAGGTTGATTACGATTGGAATAAACTTGGGAGTGATTACAAGTTCCTTAAAAATAGTGAGAAATACAAGTTTAATGGGAACTCTGATTTTGACATCATTTCAGGATGGGCTTATTCGGATGAACTATATGCTAAGATTTCAAGCTTTGCCGCACAGAACAAGGTTATGAAAGAACAAGCTGCGAAAGACCGAAAGGAATATGACGAAAAGATGCAAGAAGCGTCCGGCATCATCTCGGAGATAAGCGGACGGGTTAAAGAGGTCAAAGTTAAGTATGAGCGATTGAATAGGCTTACTTACAAATTCGCTACTGACTATTATCCCCTTTCCGATCACAACGAGGATATGGCAATGAAATTTATGGCTAAAGCCTATTCTTTTACAGATGAAGAAAAAGAATACATATTACAGAATTACAAAGAATTACTATCCACAAGTGATGAATAAGTTTTTTAGTTAGTTATTGGCTCCTTGCTTGCGAAAGTAGGGAGTTTTTTGTAAAACTCTAAATTCATTATATGAGTAATATAGAAGATACAATTTACGATCTGCCAAATGAAGAATACCACCGTGGAGAAAGATTCAAAGATTTCCTAAGTAGTACGCAGATTAAAGATTATATGGTGTCCCCAAAGTTTGCCCGATACAAGGCGTTGCACCCGGAATTATTTGAGATAAGTATTGAAGCTTCTGAAAAAGGCTCGCTGTACCATGATGCAATGGAAAGTCTTGTTAATACTGGAACACTTGACAAATGGAGAAACAATCTTCTTGTATTTGAGCCACCTATAAATCCTAAAACTGGCTGTCCGTATGGACGAGACACCCAAAAATATCAGATTGCACTAATAGAGGCCAAAGAATCAAATCCCGGTAAAACGTTGACAAGCACAACCGATATACAATTGGTTGAAACAATGGTTTATGAGCTTCTTAATAATTGCCGGGACACCTC